AAATTTTGCGGAGGTACGACCAAAGGTTGATATGAGGGAACATCTGCTGTAGGGAGAGGTAAAGACGGGGTTTGCAGTTTTACTGCATCTGGCAGTACTATGGTGGGTAGTTCCACTAAGTAGTAGGCCCAGTTATTTCTTTCCAAGCTTTAGAATCTTCGTCCCATTCATAAATTTTATCGTCACTAGGTTTTGCTACTGGTGCCACCCACCAACAAGTATCTTCATCTAATGTCCAACTTGGATACGGTTGGGGTTTATAAAAAGCATCTCTACTTTCATCATAAACATAACCAATACCAGCGTAATTTTTACGAAGTGGTGGTTTTGAATCCTCTTTGCTTGAATTAGGTTCGTAGTGTTTACCACCATTTGTATTATAAGAAGTTTGAATCCATTTTCCGGGAGTCGAATCTACATAAGTTTTAAAAAATTCTTCATCAGCAACTATAACTTGTGTTACAGTTCCATCTTGAACTTTTGCGTAATGTGCCATAATTTTTCTAAGGTAAAGTATATCTTAAGACAACGATTCCAGAACCACCTTGACCTCCAGCTCCAGCATCGTATGAACCGCCACCACCACCAGAACCTGTATTAACTGTTCCAGCAGTTCCAGCTGCACTACTGCTACTCTGGGTATTAGCACTACCGCCTCCACCAGAGCCTCCAGAACCATCTCCTGTGCCGTTAGCATAACCATAACCAGCACCACCGCCACCACCAGCTCTTGTGACTGAACTACCTGTAATACTATTAGATAATCCACTACCACCATTACCAGCAGTGCTGTTTGCTACTGCGTTATTTCCGCCGCCTCCAGCACCTCCGCCGCCTCCAGCAAGATAACCTTGACGACCAAGTCCGTAGCCACCGGCTGTTCCTTGTCCAGATGTGCCTGATCCACCAGAGTGTGATGTTTGTACTTCGGATGAACCTCCGCCACCACCAGAGCCACCAGAAACACCAGCACTATAGGTTGTATAACTTCGGTAAGAACCACCTGTACCACCACCTGTGGATACAATAGTAGAACCTATAGAAGAGTCACTTCCATTTCCACCTCTTGGTTGAACACTAACACTACCAGCTCCTCCAGCTCCTCCACCACCTACTGTGATAGTAGTTGAACTATTAGCTCCTATTGTGATTGAAGATTCAGAAGAACTATTACCACCAGAAGTTCCTACAGAAGTTCTATAGCCACCAGCTCCTCCACCGCCTCCGAAAGAAGCAGACCCTCCAGCACCACCAGCAATTACAAGAAAATCCACAGGAAGGCTAGAAAGAGGATTAGTAAATGTACCTGATGAAGTAAATGTGTGAATACGATAACTACCAGAATTAGTAATTGTACCGCCACTAGGTAAAGCTGATGCTGTTTTATTAACTCCATTACTTTGAATTTGGTCAGAGTTTGTTACTTTAATTGTTACGGCATTTCCAGCTGAAACATTATTATAAACTGACGCTGGTACTGCAACTGTAGCTGATGTTTGGCTACTAGGAGTGACCGTTACGTCTACGTTTATATTGTCTGAGCTTTGTGAAAAATTAACAATTAAGTTAGCTGTTAAAAAATTCTCTCCAGTTAATGTTAAAGTAGTAGCTTGTGTAAGATATATATTTCCTGATACGCTTGATAAACTAGGTGTTACAGCTGCAATTTTTATCCAACTTGTACCGTTAGAATAATAAACTACATTATCGTCATTATCATATCTAATATGACCTTCAGTTGAACTTGCACTTGGTTGCTGTGCAGTTGTTCCTCTAGGCAATCCTAATGAAGTAGTGTTACCAGTAAAGTTAGCAGTGTTTCCATTTCCATCAAGAGTTCCACCTAATTGTGGTGATGTGTCAGATACTAAGTCTGTATTTACAGTATCAAAACTTAGTACACCACTACCATTTGTTTTTAAAAACTGTCCGTTAGAACCGTCTTCTGGAAGTGTATAAGTAACTGTACTACTTAAAGAAGTTGGCCCTTTAAAACTTATATGGTTAGTGTCTTGGTCATCAGAATCAAATTTAATTGTATCGTTTGAACCTAATAAAATACCACCAAAAGCATTAATTGTACCTGTAAAAGATGCACCAGTAAGAGGAGCATATGCACTTAAATCAACAGTTTCAAATGTAGGATCAGCACCGTTATTAGCTCGTAAGAACTTGCCATCATTAGATGATGTACCATGTGGTAGCTTGGCTAGTGTTACAGCTTCATCTGCTATTTTAGCTGTTGTAACTGCATTATTAGCGATTGTTAAAGATGTAGCACCTGTAACGTCACCTGTGTGAGTAGCGTTAGTTACTTTAGCTGTGTTTGCAGATACAGCAGTATTTAGTGTCTGTAAATCTACACCATCAACTGTTCCTGTAACTGTGATGTTTCCTGTTACGTCAAGACCAGCGTCAACATTTAAGTTACCATTAAAAGTACCAGTACCAGATGAATGAATTAGAAATCTGTTTGCTGAGTTTGTTTCATCATAGAATATAAGCGTACCATTAGTATTCGCTATATGGAAATCAGAATTATTATCTGTGTCTGTTAGGAATATTTTTGGATTTGTATTTTCTACATTTAGGTTGTTATAAACATTAGCTTGACCACCAGAACTAATAGTAAATCTATCAGCACTACTGGTATAATCTCTAATACTAAAACTTCCATTAAGGTTTCTAACTACATAATCAGGATTATTGTTACTGTCCATCAAAAATAATGATGGAACTGTAGAAGTTATTTCTATGTATCCAGTAGTCTCAATATTTTGTGACCCAAAGTCAGGAGAAATCTTTGTACCAGCTATTGCTGCACTTGAGCTAACATTAGAGTCAGAAATAGTTGTCCAGCTTAGTTGCCCACTGCCATCAGTTTTAAGAAGTTGATGATTATTTCCGTCTGTATTAGGGAATGTAAGTGTATAACTTGCAGCTGCACTGTGAGGTGGTGATTTTAATTTTATACCATGACTGTTAGCTGAACAGTTTAGTTGTAATGTACCATCTGCACCACCAGCACCTTTGACTTCAACAACACCTGTTCCGTCAGGAATTAGTTTAATGTTTCCGTTAGTTACGTTAGTTTCTATGTTACCTTGCTCAATACTGTCTAAGCTAACACCATCAGCAGCTACGTCACGACCGTCTACAGTACCTGATACTGTAATGTTACCACCTACGATAATTCCAGCACCATTTACAGTTAGTTTGTTTGCACCACTGTTTCTTATTTTTAGATCACCTGTACCAACGTCATCAATTACTGAATCATTACCATTATGATATATTTCTAAGTCTGACCCTGTACCAAACAGAGCTTTTACGTTGTCGTTATATCTGTTATCTCCAGTAAATGTATTACCAGTTGTTGTTGCAAAGTTACCTGTAGCTGTAACACCATCTACCCAAGCATTACCAGTATAAACTTTGAGTGAGTTAGCAGAAGTGTTAAAGTATAAGTCTCCAGCAGCAAGTGAGTTACCGCCACCATCTGTTGATGGGTTGTTAGCTGCTACTTGGTACTGATCTCCAAAGTTATTTATAGAGTTTATATTTGCAGAAGCGTTATTTACACTTGCAATATTTGTAGCTGTAGTGTTAACGTTACCAATAGACCCAGCAACTGTGTTAACATTAGCTATACTGCCAGCTGTGGTATTTACATTTCCTATACTGCCAGCTGTTGTGTTTACATTACTAATAGACCCAGCTACCAATCCTATGTCAGTTCCGTCTGCTGCTACTATGCCTATATCAGAAGCGTCAGCAGCAACTGCGTTAACATCTGCAATGTTTGTTGCTACTGTTGTTATGTTAGATGAAATACCAGCTACAGTTGTAACCTCTGTTGCTTTTGGTACTAATCTATGAAATGTATATGTGTGTAGTGTAGCTGTAGATTCTACTATAAATCCAAAACCAGATGGTATAGTAGATGTTACACCAGTTATAGTAATGTTAGCATTGTTAGCTAAGTTACCATTAGATATAGTAAGAGTTGTACCGCTAGGAGTTAAAGCTGTTGATGCTGCCTTAATACTGAGTACAGCTGCTGACCCTGCCTGACCCTGTGGGTTAGTATTAGGAAAATGCTGTTCACTTTCTATAATGTCAAAACCACCAACATCATTTACAATGTCAATAATTCTGTCGTTGATAGCTGCGGTTGTAGCAATCGTAGTATCGTTGTCAGGAAAAGTTTGACCATCTTTAATTGTATCACCAGAACTTATGTTAAAGAATCTAGCGTCAGCTGCTGCTGAAGTTAAGAAAGATGTGTCATTAGTTGTTGCAGATCCTTGCTCCGCTGCTGTAATAACAGTAGCACCATTTAATTTATCAGATGTAATAGACCCTGCTGCATAGTGCTCGTTATCAAGGGCTCCAGCTGCAATATGTTCAGAGTTAACAACATCATCCTGTATGTTATCTCCATCTATTATATCGTTAGCTAAATGTACATGATCTATAGAACCGTCTACGTAGTGTTCTGAGTTAACTGAGTTATCAGCTAATTTAGAACTATCTATAATATCAGCTTCTAATTTACCTCTTGTTACATTTAGATCAAGTATTTTAGCTGTAGTAACAGCACTATTATCTATTTTAGCTGTAGTGACATTTAAGTTTGCAATATGTTGAGTATCGACAGACCCGTCTACATAGTGCTCAGAGTTGATACTGTCATCTGCTATTTTAGTACCATCTATAGCATCTGCTGATATATGAACCCGGTCAATAGACCCATCCACATATTGGTCACTGTCTACAGAATTTGCAGACATATGTTCTAAATCTATCGAGCCAGCAGCATAGTGTTGACTGTCGATTTGATCGTTAGCTATGTGAACTCCATCTATAGAGCCGTCTACATATTGATCACTGTCTACAGAGTTTGCAGACATGTGTTCTAAATCAATAGAACCAGCAACATAATGCTCAGAGTTTATCTGGTCATCAGCTATTTTATCACTAGTTATTGAATCATTTTTTATATTAGATGTTTCGATAGCAGACGCATCTATATCATACGAGTGTATAAGATTAGGTATCTGCTCTTCTTGTGATCTATATAAAAGTTGGGTGTTATTATTGTTTAAGTCAGCTGCTTTTACTGATGACCCTGCTGTATATGTAGCCTTAGCTGTATCTACATTAGTGTCACGGTATATACGTATGTTAGCTGGACTGGATGGTATATTACCTGATGTAAAAACTACGTTACCACCACCTGTAGTAGTGTAACCAGTAATGTTGTAGTGTGTACTTGTTGTCTTAAGTACACCATCTACACGGACTTTAACATCAGATTCTTGTAATGAAGGAAAGGTAAACTGCTTAGTTGCATTACCATCCCCAGTGTATTCTACGAATGTTGTTGCCATTTATTTGTATATGTTGAGGATGTTTGCGGTAGTTACTCGTTTGTTTATCTGTTCTATTTTTGCTAGACGTTGTTTTTCAATCAGTCTTGCTACATTTGGATCATCTTTAATTGACAGCCATGCAGTCTTTTTAGCACGTTTAAACAGTCTATCAATAACTCTATTATGGTAGTAATCTCTAGCGTTAAACTGTGCACGTTTACCTGATCGTATGTCTTCGTACATTTGATTCATGGATTCTATTATTCTAGGATCCTTAGCTAGTTTATCAAGTTCTAGTTCTAAATTAAGAGATCCGAGTGCTCTTTGAAACTGTGATCTAATGATAGGATGATCTGTTAAGTTTGTACTGTCTGGTGCAAAATAAGTAGATGTACGTAAATCATAGCCACTATCAAACAAGAAGTTTCTACCGGGACTTTGATCTAAGTTTAAAGTAACAGGACTTACAGCATTAAATGCACGTGTAAGAAAGTCCCAATCTTTTATAGGTTTACCATTTAGCATATCATACTTAATAGGTAGCTGTGTTTCAGCAAGACCTTCTGTAATTAAGTTTCTGTTACGTATTGATTGAAATACACCTGAGTTAATCTCACGCATATAGGGTGTAAATAATTTACCTAAGTCATTACGTAAACCAGCTAGCGGCACTTGGTTATTGATTAGTCCAGCTACAATACGATCACCCTGACCGGGGCGACCAGCAAATAAATCAACAAACGACTGTATTCCAGCAAGATATGATTTACTTGTGATAGCCTGTGCTATGACAAGAGATATTTTACCTAACTCGTTTTCTGTCCACTCTTCACCCATAAGTTGACTTGCATCACCTACGTCAGCTATTGTAGACATGATAAGGTTAAAAGGTTCAAACTGGTCATAACCGACACGAACTGCACCTAGTTTAATTGTTCTTGGTTCCCACTTACTATCAAGCCATAGTTGCCTTTTTTGTCTATCAACTGGGCCATTACCGTTAAGATCACCACGCATCCAAGCTTGTGCTGCCATAAATACTACAGCAGAACCTATCGCCAATCGACCTGTTTGTAAGGCACGTGCGTTAGCAAGTTCTTCTGGTGTAAAAATACCATACTTGTTTACACTAGCTAGATCATTAGGATTAGCAAATGCAATGTCGTTAAATTCTTTGACTAAGAAGTTAAAACCGGGTGTATATTTACCTGTAAGTGCAAGACCGTTAACACCAGTTCTAGCAAATAGAAAGAATGGTTTAGCTAAAGGCACAGAACTAAATACATCGTTTAGACCTTTTGCAAAGCCTGTAAGCTCTTGTGTTAGTGTTACTTCTTGCCGACCAAACTTAGTAGCTTCGTCTATAATATTACCGTTTGCATCAAAGACTTGTGCATAAAAGTCATCTTCGTATGCTCTCATCAACTCCTGTGTAATCTTAGGTGTTGCATAACCGTTTTCTTGTAGCTCCAACGCTTTACGCATAGCTTTTTCACGCATCTTAGCACGGCCAAGAATGTAACCAAACGCATCGTCAGTTGCAGCCATAATCTTAGTAGAGTATGTTAAGAAGTTACTGTTGTTCATCTGACGTGCCATATTAGCTACACGAAAAGCTGCTTGCTCTCCTTCAGTAGCACGACCACTATCTTCTGCCCAACGACGTAGTATCTCCCAGTTATCGTCAGCTGCGGTAAACTCTGCATAACGTGTTTTGATTGATCTTATATCACCTTTCCAGTATGAGTTTAGTTTACTTCTAAATATTGTAAACGACTCTGGTATGGCTTCGATCATACCATTTATTGATGCAAGACTTGCTCTTACGTCAGCTACGTTACCATCAAATGGTAGTCTTAAAACTGATCCTAGTGCTGTTGCTAATGGTCTTAAGAATGTTGCAGTAGATGTACCCATAATAGCACGAGCTGGTGTTTTAGGACTTGACAGTATACTGTGTGTCATAGCACCTGTACGGTTAGGACTTGTAGCTTCTAGCTGTCCACCAAGTATAGTTTTTCTTGCCCAGTTATCAAAGTCATCTAATGTATTAACATTATCCATCATAGAAAACGCTTCATACAACGCATTTAGTAAGTTGTCATCTGCATCATCGCCAGCAATCTTTAGTATAGACTGTATAGAATCTCTTGCATCTTGCATTGATGCTTGAGTTGCTTCTTCCACTGTTTTCTTGCTTTTTTTACCAAGACCTAACTCTCTAAATGAGTCGGACTTTACAAATCTAGCTTTCTTTGTCTCGTATAACGCAGTAAGCATAGTATCAACAAGCTGTTTAGTTGGCCCGTCTATGTCTTGTAAATCAACAAGATCTGCTATTTCTCTACCAGCTGTGCCTAAATCACGAACTTGCTTAAGTAGTGTACCAATTACAAGGTCAGCGATGACTACATTCTTAGATGTCCATACTTCTACACCATCAATTATATCAGGTTGAGCTTCTAATAACTCTTTTAAATATTCTTGTGGTGACATGTCAACTGCATTTCTGCCCTGTGTTATACGTTGATGTCCTTCTATAGCCTCTCTAAACTTTGC